AACTCGTGGAGAAGGGTTAACGGATCCTTGTATTGGATCCAGATCTTACCCTCCTTATAGAGACCTTTAGTATGCCTTGAAAGGAAAGGATAGTCAGAATTAGTAGCCCGCTGATAATCATTGTAGTCGACGAAGACTTTAGGAAACATCTTCTTTCTTCACAACCCCTTCTCTTAATTTAATCAACTTGAATGGACAGTCTTTACCTTTAAGGTGCCAGGATCCACAGTAGTCACAGAGGTAATACTCCTGGTCCATGACCCGGTCAAAGTCTTCTTTAGTCTTTATACCATGCTTCTCCTTAAGGTTCCATAGTCTATCTATATAGACCTTAAGGTCGCCTTCAGACAATTCTTCGATCTGCTCCTTTTCCTCAACTAAACTTTCTTCTATAGCGGGCCACTCTTTGAAGGCTGTCTTAATGAATCTAATATCCTCGTCTCTGAGTGTTTCTCCCTTGTCCATCTTTAGAATTAAACTATCCAGCGTCTTTCTGAACGCTTCTGCTATCTGCTTCTTCCTAGTCCTTATCTCGTATTGCTTTCTAAGACTTACTTTTCCTTCTTCTTGCTTAGGCATTAAGACCCTCCGTTCAAAGTAGCTACTATCCTATTAACCAGAATATGAATATCGCAGGACCAGCAGTCGTCTATTTCAGCGTTGCAGACCTTACAAATCCTCTTCATCTCTTCCTTAAGTAACTGAACTATTTCTTCCTTATCCAAGTAGATCTTCCTCCTTAAGGAGCATCTTGGTTATAAACAAATAAACTATTGCATCGTCTATAGAATCAGCAAGATGGGTAGTTACAATACCTTCTTCTTGGACGACTAAACCGTTGGTTAACCGATCAAGTTTATCAACCACCATGGCGATAGACTTACCGTAAGGTCTAGTTATAATCTTATCTATTCTTAGGATCCTATTAAGTTCAGCATTCCTAGAGAAGTTAGCAGACCAATCTTTCTCTCCGGCATATTGACTATTTCTCTCGAGGAAAAGATCTACTAACCTGTTTAAGGTCTTCCTCATTTCTTCGGCCATTTCTGAGGTTTTCATTCTAACATCTCCTTAGCGTACTGGATTGAAACCTGCTTCTTCCTTTCCCTATTCAGTTTAAGAACGAAGGAATGTTCCCATGTCATGCCTGGGGACATATCCTTAAACTCAGTCCCGATGATTAGAAGATCAATCTTCGAAAGAATAATATACTCGCACGTTTCAGCTGTTTCATGGTCTTCGGTAGTATGCCGCTTCTTTCTTTCGTGAAATTCACCGAATAAGGTCATATCAACAGCAGTATGGGGAAGGACGATGAAAATGTTAGGATGCTTCTTCATTATCTGAAGAGCCAAAAGTCTTCCTCTCAAAGTATTCCCTTTAGGATCGCATGAGTAAGGGAAGCAAAGATAAGCCAAGGTTGGTTTACCATTGTTAAACGTTTTCATTTCTTTCCTCCTTAATCCTTTCTCTTAAATGACTACTTTTAGGAAGAAGTCTAAGACGCCGGTTGCAGCCAGGCACTGGGCAATAAGGCACATTCTTCTTGTCCCGTTTAACAATAGCATTTTGTTCTACCCAACCATGGACCTGGCAGTAACCGAATAGCATATACTTACTCCTTCTCATCCTTAACCAGTTCCATTATTTTACCTATCTTGCCTGTAAGACGGTCATGGATCTTAGTCCAGTTTATTCGATCGATAAACCATTCAGGAACCTCTAGGTCTTCAGCGATTGATATGTCTTTCAGGTGCATACTGAAACCGTTCCAAGTAAACTCGGAAGGGTAAACTTCTTCGTTAAACAAGGTCTGCTGGCCCTCTTTAAGGTCTCTATCTATAAGTATAGGAAGCCTCCGAGGCTTATCGCCTCGGTCAAAGTCGGTGTTTAGGTACTTGTTTGAGTAGATCGCCGCCCTAACATGGGCAGGAATATTCTTCTTTCCTCTCTTATCCAGTGTAGAGTAAGACTTAAGTTCACCTTTAATTTGGAGTGGGTAAGCAACTTCCATAGGCATATAAGCAGTAAACCTTAGTCTGGAGATTACGTCCTGCACTATCTTCTCAGCTTCCAAAGGTCGTTCTTCAAGAATTAGTCTTATAATCTTCTCTAATACTTCCTTCTCCATATCGCTACTATCACTTCTAATTACTTCAAGACCTTTAAAATCATAATCCTCCTTCCATCCTTTCTTTTCGTCCCATATAATCTTGCCTGCATAGGACTTCTTAGCAATTAATAGGAACGACTCATAGAGTTTAGCGAAGCCAAGATTGGCCGGCGCGTCAACGATACTAAACTTCTCCCTAAAGAACCGACTAAGTCTAAGGTTAAATTCCCTCTCTAACCTTTTCCCTTCTTCAAAGGCGCCTTGACGGTCTTTAACCTTTAATTCTATAAACGCACTATCTGTATCGCCGTACACTAAATCGTAACCAAGGTCCTTAGCAATCCTCTGTAACTCTTCGATACTTATTCTCCCGATGACGGCGGTTGCAGCGGCACATTCCTTCCTATACAGTCTGAAAGAGGGAAAGTCTGCTACACCATATATGGCATTAGTCATCTTCTTAATATTAAAGACCCTTCTGTACCACTTCTTAATCCTTGCCTCATCCTTAGACTCAATCGCCTTCTTATACTCTAGTTCGTACTGGTTCCTCTTCTTAAAGAAGAATTCTATGATCTGAGGGAATAGTCCTTTAGGACGCTTAACGAACTTATAAACTTGACCCTGATAATTAATAGTATAACATTCACCTGTATAGTCAAGCGATCTATTAGTCTCAGGAGAAATATTAAAAGCCTTAATGATGGAAGGGTATTCCCTACTGAAGTCAAAGCCAGCCAGAAACTTATACATTCCGGGTTTAGGAGGAATAACTATTGCGCCTAGGTAAGACTCTCTCTTTCCATGCTCCTTCTTGCTCGTACCTAAGGCAATTCTCCCGGATATAAACCTAAGCAGTTCGGTGTCTAACACTCTATAGTTCATTAATACTTCGTGGAATAAGGCGCCGAATTCTTTCCTTAGGTCGTCAAACATATCCACTAGACCATATTTCTCGTCTAGCGCCTTTAAGGTTAGGACATCATTCACGTTCCTCTTAAAGACTATTTCTGGTTCATTGTCCCAAGTATCAGCAGAGGAACCTTTAAATGGCACTTTCTCGAAGGGAAGATTCTCCTCCTTAATGACCGACATGAGACTATAAGACCTTAGTTCAGCGTCTGTAAACCGTTTAAACCCTCTCATCAGATCGAATAGGATCCTTCCCTTAATTCGGTATGGTTCTCTTTTCCAGGACAAACTTCTTAGCGGACTTAGGTAAATAGGTTTAAGTCTTTCCCTGTCTTCTAGAGGGATCTGCTTAGCATGTCTAGCATAGAAGTTAAGACGTTCCACCCACTTAACCATATCGAACCTTTCTAAGTTCCAAGCACTTATAAGGTCCGGATCTACATTCTCCACTTCCTCGGTAAGATGGAGAAGTAGACCTACTTCGGTTTTAAATCCAACTATGACATGATTTGGAAAGAACCTTTTAAACCTAGGTCTTCTCTTCCAGATTGGATTAACAACGTAATACGTAAACAACTGACTGGAATAATTGTCCAGGAAAGTAACCATTATGATCGGTTCGCCTTCCTTAGGACCCGAAGAACAAACGTGCTTAGAGTAAGTCTCGAAGTCTATAAACCACTTTCTAAGAGGATAATCAAAGTCTATAGGATGCGGTCCTGCTTCATCTATTTCCACTCCGCACCTTAACTTATGGTCGATCATATACCTAAGACCAAGAAGAGAATTAGTAGATAAGTCCGCTTCGTAGGTATAGATAGATTCTCCTTCTGTAACCTTGAAGTACTTACGAATCTGATGGATAAATGCCATCATAGTCTGACTATCATAGAATTCTAACTTAGTCAAAGCCAGCTTACTTAAACTTCGAGAAGAAGAACCGGATATAGACCGAACATATTGCTTAGAGTTCAATTCTTCAGCGTCTTTGATCCTAAGATAGTCAGACTCTTTAATATAGCAGTAAGGCCAGAAAGGCGTACGCCACATCCTTCTCTTCCCTTTCTCGTCCCTCCCGATTAGAACGACGCAAGGCACATTCTGACCGTTCTTAGCAACCTTAGTAGTTTCTGCTGTTACTATCGCCATCTTAACCATTAAGACAACCTAGTTTGATTAGGATCTTAATTTTTAACTTAGTAAAAAACCTTAAAGGTTGAGGAAGATAATTAATCCAATTCGAACATTTGTTAGGATCGAAGAGAGGTTTATCAGATTCGATCCACGGATAATGATCCCAGTTCCTTAACGAACATCTTGTACAGTCTTCAACCCAATTGCAGAAGGAGCATAATCGTCTTGCTTCTTCCTCTTTTCCGTTCATTTTAAACCTTCATAGGTTTGAAGTGGTATTTAAACTCTTCAATTATATGAGGAGGATGGCTGGTAATAAACCTTGATTTAATCAAGCCAGCCTTCTATATTCTCTTCTTCAGTTTCAGTCTCTTGAACCTTAGGTGCTTTGAGGAGCGGTAAGTAACCGTATAGGTCTATAATTACGTCGCCTTCAACCGTCTTACCTGTATCTCTGTCTCTATTCTTGTTGCGTCTAGTTTTACCAAAGACTATTAACTCGCTTAGTTCGCCAAAGTCTACTGAGAGGTGCTGGGGTATCAGTACATTAACGGATTGTTCCTCGTTCTCAGGGTCCATTAGACACATCCAGACCGCTCCCCAAGGAGTAGGTCTATCCGTATTAACCCAAGCAACTATCCCTCGTATCCAGACGATCCTATTCCATTCCTTCTTGGTCTCTTCGTGCACCTTCTCAACGTCCTTAATAGGCGTTTCATTCTTAGCGCAGTAATCCTTAACAATGTCTTCTATAGGCCAATCCTCTTTAAGTGCCCGAAAGATCGTCTCTGTTCCTTCTGCTTGGCTACTGTTTAAGCGCATAGTTTCTTCATTTTCTTCTTTAAGTATGCCTACGGTCTGGCATGGTTCGAGGAAGTGGACTTGATCCCATGCTCTTGCCAGTTTATTGTCGGCTGTCTGCAGCGTCGTAAACTTAAAGACTTTCTCACCATTATTCTTAAAGAAGCCGTACAAGGTTCTATTTCTATCGTGGAAGTTTTCAGGCAGAGGTTTAAGGTAGTTAGGGTTAGTCTTACCGAATATTTCTGCTCTTTGGTCTAGGATCTTATTATCGCCATCTATTAGTTGTGCTTCTTTGGCTGCTTCAAGACCATTTCTGTCTATGAAAGATTTTGCTGTCTTACGGATAGTATCGGCCTTATCGAATATGCCAGCATCACCCGCTAAAAAGCCATAGATTGAAACTATATTAGTCTCTCTCTTAGGCTTCTCTAGACGCTTCTTCTTTCTTCGTTCCTCATTATAGACCGCACTTACTCCGATCCTATCGAGCATATCCTTAGTCATACCTGTTGTATCTTTGATCTTGGCTATTGCGCCTTCAAACGTCTTCATTACTTCTTCTATGTCTAAGTCGTTCTGCTTAATCAAGGCTTCAAGTCTTACTCGTTCCTTAGGACTTATTACTTCCAAAGGTTTTAGGTCGACCGAAACTGATACTTTCTTTTCTTTCTTAATTGCTTTCTTTGTCATGTTTCTCTCCTTAACCTCCTATATGTTTATTTGGAATAATTCCCATTCAGCATCAGGATTATAAGACCAGGTCCTCTTACCCTTAGAGTAAGTAATAAGACCTGATTCAACCATAAGATTCAGATAGTCTCTCGCCTTCCTTATGCTTCTCCCTTCTTGGAGACAGAACTTAGCTAAAGTCTGGTTAAGTTTCTTTAAAGAGCCTTTACCGACTTCTTTAAGCATACCAGCAAGTTCCATAGTCGATTCTCTCCTCATACTCGTAAGCACAACGTCCAAAGGTTCACTCATACCATCACCGTGATGTAATCAATCAATCATTCAATCAATCTTATTAAGAGATACTCGGAATAGAATGTCTAGCATTTCTTTACTCTTCTTAGGTATTCTAATTCCTCTAAGTTTAGACGGTTCATATTTGACGAACGGATTCATTACCTTCATAATGTCCGAAGCACATTTAGGTCCTATGCCTCTAATGCATTGAAGCATCGCCCAGTGAATACGTTCAGGAGTATCTGCCTTAACAACGACTGCAGGGTAACTCCCTGATTTAGCCGGGCCATACTTGTTAAATAACCGTTCTATAGCTTGGGCAGAATCTGCTAGATTATAAGTAGGAATAATCGGTACTCTCCAACCTAGCATGACGCTGAATATGACGCCGGACAACCACTTATCCTTCCAGTTAATAGGTCCCTCTATAAGGACGAAGGGGTATTTGTACGTATTCTTTAGGGTCTTAAGTTGCTCCCAGAAGTGGCGTGTCTGACCGACCACGCTGGAAACTAAGTCGTTTAGAGTCTTTCGTTCTATGCCTACATCACCGAAGACTATATCGCCGCTTTTAAGGTTCTTAACCTCAACAGCCAGATGATAAGTGTTACTAAGGATAAAGGCTAATTCCGCCTCTCCTTTTCCCCTGTTATCAATAAAGATAGGCATGTTAAGGCTCCCAAGGTTTAAGAGGACAAATTCTATTCTTATAGTCCGGGCACTCATCGCAGTACCTGATTGTCTTAGGGTCGTAATCGACGATGCAGTACTTTCTATGTTTTGAGGACAATTTCAGAACCACAAATCCCACATTTAAATTTGTTATTTTCTCTTATCATGTTGGCAGGTATTCCTTTCCTTTCACAGAATGGACAGGCAGTAACTTTGCAGTTGCATTTCTTTAACCGTTCCATCATTTCCTGAATTGTCTCCACTACTTAACGCCATCCATTAAACCTTTTGGAGTAAGCATAAACTCGCATTTGCTCCGTTCCAGGTAACTACTATCATAGAGAATGGCTTCATATAGCTCAGTCTTAATCTGCTGAAGACTGACCCAGGTACTGACGCTATGGAGTAAAAATTCTCCCCCAACCGGATAGTAAGTATCACCAGTCTTCATCTTTATACCTAAACCCTGACCAGGATCAGGTGCACCTATTACCTGACAACTTAGGATCCAGGCAATATTGTACCTTGAAGCAAGGAAGTCTATAAG